CCTCACCCAATGTGGTTCCGGGAACGACCTGAGACGGCAGTCCTGTAGTTGCGACCTGGAACTTACCGTAGTCATAAAACCGACGATCGCTAGTATCAGTGGTCTCATAAGTGGGGTCTCTTATGTATAATGTGGATTCCCCCGAGACCGAGGGGTCACACTCAATGGCGTGGATCAAACTGAGAGAAGGCTTTGTTGACACTGCAAACTCTGAATTTTCCATTTCTATTTTGTTATTAAATGCGCGGTCTACTGCGTTGTAGTTAGTGGCCATAATAACCGTGCCTAATGGCCCTGCAGCGGCATAGTCACTAGTCATTGACTTGTAAACTAGGACCATACCATGGATTTTGTACTGAGAATACTGCTTAGCGAACCTCGACCCCCATGGGAACAACGCCGAATTGCCGGGATTGATAGCAAACTCCTTGTTAACAAACGACCCAGGGAGTGCTGGAGCTACCAAATCGGAAATAAACTCACGATGGCACACTCTAACACTGTGTTCATTCTTCACAAACTGTGGCACCATATCTGCTGACGTGGACACCTTAGATAGTGAATTGGATTTAACCGAATAATCACCGTACCCACTAATCGCCGACAACCCAGCTCCCATACTCCTTCCAATCGAAGCGCCTCTGGCCCCGCCAACGCGAGCACCCATTGCAGCTCCCCCAGCAGCAAAAGTCCCCTTGGGCAACCTAGACAAAACCTTGTCCAACTTGCTTAGAAGACCTCCCTGCGGCGCACTGGCAGAGCGACTAACCTCATAATCGCCCCGGCCTTTTACTTTACGCATTGTGCCCTTCTTGCCATTCTTCTTATTTCCTGCCATTAATTAAACAAGTACGTTTCTTGATAACGTCGACTCGTATTATGTAATATACACGCTGTGGTTCACTCTCTAGTAAACCCTGAGTGGTCAGATAGTTGTTAGCCCACACCCAACGGAAATGTTGACTGGGTGGTTGCTCAAGTCGTCGGTATAATACATACTACCCAACTCCTTTTCCATTGCTATCTGCATAGATGGTATATATCCGAAGGCCTTGTAAAAACTAACCCTAGTGTCATCGCTGATCTCACCACGATAATCACCACGGATTCGTGGTTTGGTGCTCATCCTCATGAACCCCGAATCTGAAACAATCAGTGAATTCTTAACATTGCTGTCGACTCCGTTGCGTTTGTAAAACTCATACAACGCCCCAAAAATGGGCAAATCTCCAAACAACGCCGCTCCACCAATACCAACCTGGTAAGACCACTGCCTAAACCCTAACGCAGTAGACTCAGTCAGACTAAGGGCATCCTTACCCCAAGCAGCAGTGGGCTGTCGACACATAACCCACTTATCCTCTGCCTTGTCCAACAAAATTGGCTGACTTTGGCAAAACACCACCTCCTCAAACTCAAAGACTGGTGCCTCCACTTCCATTTCAAACCCATATTTCAAAAACCAATCCTCCAAATGCTGCGACCCCCAAACTCCGTTATTTAAACCACATATTTTATGCAAATCTGACTTTTCCAAAAACAACACACAATCATCGCCATTGTTCACAAGCTCACAGTCCAACCCGATGGACCGAACGTATTCTCGCACCAATGTGCACATAATGATGCAATTGCCTAATGACGTATTCATGTCACCACTAGCTCTTGTACCATCTACGCTATACTTAACTTTGTGTCCATCAACGAAGCCCATCCCTTTATTATTCAATTGCAACTTTAACAACTGTCGCAATTCAGGGCTATTGAATATGCCATTGTATATGGAATGCTCCCATTTTAAAGCATCTGCACTAACATGCTGGTCAAACCTACTGGCGTCCAACCCAACAGCAACAGGAGTAGTGAACCTATTCCACTTTTTCCTCATGGCTGCCGCAACATCTTCTACGGTCATTCCTTTCATAACCACATCATCACCATCCTCCCCCCACTCTTCGGCCAAGGCTTTATACATGTCAGCCTCGATCCGCCGGGTAAACCTTCCAACAGCATAGTTATAAACCGGAGACCGCGGTTGTATAACTCGAGGGGCTGGATCCTTTTTCTTGGTAAAGTTCAATTTCTCCATTTTCACAAAGAACTTTATCAAAGCGTCCTTGTCCCTCCATCCTCGGGAGTCGTACTCACGCCCAGCAGCAGCATAGAGATTTCTTTTGTTCGCGGGACATTGGTCAATAAATTGTTGACCTGTCAGATGTTCCACCGTACCGAACTTGCAGATTCTCTCAACTAGGCGTTTCCGCACTTCTCCCAATGACCTCCACACCCCCGGATCTGGCAAGGGGGTCGGAATCAAACGGTCTCCTCTCTGAACATTAAACACTCGCTCATTGAGTCCACGAATTCCGTTTGGAAGGTCGTTATTGTGTGCACCAAAATCTACTCTACTAGACACGTGTGGTGCAACAACCACGTGCCTAGGCTTGGCGGGCTTGGCTCCAACATGCGCACTGACAGCTATACCCCTAAACGGCTCACCATCAACACTAACGGGCCATACACTTGCACCAACATGGTATTGTTGGTCTTCCGTTGTTCTAGCCGCAATACGCACGAGGCACCCCTACGCCCGATGTTGGTCAACGGATGACTCCAACGCATTCCAAAACGCGTTATCATCGTCACCCAAATGGTACGCAGTGCAAACGGCCCTCAAAAACCAAGCGCGTTCGTTGCGTCTGATTTTGACCAAATTACACTCGACACCCATTTCGACCCCCTCCTTCCAAGACTTTTCCACTATCTGCTTGGCACACAAATGCAGGGCACGCCTATCCGCTTCACTCTTAGTGAAAACACCAGGAGCTGAAGCCTTAAGCTCACTTACCAACGTCTTAATCATCACGACTCTACGGTTATACCGATTGGCCGAACGATGTAAAACGTTATACTTCCTTTTCCCAAACACTCCAGCAATTTTCTGTTTGACGTACTCCAACGTTTTGACCACAGGTTTAACATCAACGTGTTCATCGTCCATCTCATCAATTGCTTGGAACTTTGCAGCCCCAACAGCCGCATCGTTCATGGTTTGTCTGGTATTAAGAAAGGGTGTGATACCCATCCAATCTTGCCAAGACCGCATTCCAACCTTATTGTGGCCGGACACTTTGTCAGAGAACTGGACTTGTGCATCCCAACTTAATGTGGAATTGTTGCTGGTAGGCACACTGGGTATCATTTCCCCAGGGCCCTCATCATCAAC